CGATGTCAACCTGTAAATCTTTCCATACTTTACTTGACATCATGTCGAATCTTGCTTCATAATACTCTTGCAGGTCTTTATCCAATACGGAGTCCTCAATTAAGTTACTATAATGAGCCATTATTATAGCATACTTTTAGGTTTTTGTCAAGCATTATTTTGTTGTTTCATACGCATTTGTTCAGTAACTATTCTTTCATTACTGTCCATGTCTTTTTCTTTTAACAACAACTCAGCAACTTTAGCTCTTTTTTCAAATTCTGCTGAATCTTTAGCATTAATGTTAGCTGACAGATTTCTAATAATGTCTGATTTAACCTTCTCATCCATTAATGAGGCTTCTACCATTAACTTTTGTGCGCGAGCCTGAGCTTCTTGAGCGTCAGCAGCAGACTCTTGCGCTCTAGCATTTAATTCATTTGCTTGAGCTTCTACAAGAGCCATTTGTAGTTGAGCTTGTTGGTTTTGCATTTCTTGAGCCTGTGGATCAGGTTGTGACATTTGATCTAACTGTGTCATTAACTGCTCTTTGTTAAGTAGTCCTGATGTACTAATAATGCTTCTTAACAAAATAGGAACAATTGGTGACTGTGGTCCAAGCGTCTGCATCAAACCAATCAACTGTTGCTGCTCGTACTCTCTTGCAATAGCACCAATGCTTGACATTGTTGTAAACTTAAAGTCACGCATCGGATAACGATCAGGATCAAACTGCATATATCTGTATGCAACCTTCTTTACCATTGGGATAATGAAGTCGTCCTGAAACGAAGCCATCGCCACTTTGTTTTTCTTGACGATAGCAGACATGGCTAGTGACATACCCATACCATTGTTTTGTCCTGCTGTAGATGCTGCACTCTTGACCAACTCTGACGAGTCTAGTGTGCCTGTAGCTTGCAGCAGCATCGATTCAAACCCTTTGGCTGTTTCGTAGTTTGAAGCGTCAGTAGAACCAAATTTAAACGGTTGGAGGATTTCGGCAGGGTTGCCGTTAGTCAGTATGTTTTTACCAGGTCTGACTTCAAACTTCATGCCTCTCGGCAATCTTGTAGCATCAATGCCCATCATAGGCGCAGTAGTCAACGCCAAAGAGTCCATATGAGACCGTAGCTGGGCATCAATAGCTTTCTGCATATTGTACCCTTTTTCGACCGTTCCAACGCCATAGAAGCGTCCAGGACGGACTTCAGGACGATATGCAATAATAGGTCTATCTTCCATCATGTATGGAGATGCTTCTGCTTTTAGTAGGTGTACATCATTAGCAATAACAATAATAGCTTCTACTAAATCAGTTACTCTATCTGCAGCAGAATCTTCTGGGAACAAGTCTACAATCTCATCCCCTTCACTTTCTAATTCTTCTAAGTATTCTCTAGGCACAAGACCGTAGTAGCGCATGACCTTGACTTTATCGTCTTGGAATGCAGTAGATTCTGTCTTATCTACTTCTAAGTCGTCACCTTCAAAATGAGGTTCAATGTCGCACTTACGATAAACGCCAGACTCAATACCTTTTACTACTTGATATAAGCTAACGTACTCTTCTACTGCTACACCTAATGAGTCATCAATAGAATCAGCATTAGGATCAATCAATAGATTCCTTGGGTGTACTGGTTTAACTTTTACAGATACTTTTTCTTGCTCTGTTACACCAATAGCAGCCATCTGTTGCCCAGGCATCTGCTGTGTTGTAGGTGTTTTTTCTGTCTCTGTTTTGACTAAGACTTCGCCTACGCCAGTACCATAGATTTCTGCTAGCTTAACAATAGAACTAACGTTATTAATATATGCGTTGTTATGCGTGTCTTCCATTAAAAGACGTTGCATAATTTCTACGTCACTTCTATCTCCGTCAGCTAAATCATCAACTACTTCAAAGAGTTTACCAGATCCTGCAAAGCCTTCCATAGTTTCTGCAACCCTGTTATCAACAGCTTGACGAGTTGCAGGACTAATAATCTTGCTACGTTCACTGTCTCTTGTACGATCCTCAGCAGCCCAGATACCATAATAAATCCTTTCGTATTCATCCCATTTCTGTTCGTAATTAGTATCACGCCAGTCTCTCCACTTGTCACAGTGTTCAACTACAAATGATACTAGCTCTTTATCACTCTCAGTAACTTCGTAATCTTCTACTGATTGTAATTCTTCATTGTATTGTTCAGCCATATTATTTCCTATTAAGGTCCAACGTAATCAAAAGGGTCTTGTAATAAAGGATTCTGATACATCTCATCATCTTGAGCAGCCATCGATTCTTCTGGCATCCCTACACTTGCTGTAACTCCAACTGCTCCTGCTGCAGGAATAGCAAACTTAAAGTCTTTGTAGTGATCGTCCCAAGATTTAAACTTAGGGTTTTTTGCTAAAACTAACTTACCTATTTGTATCACTTCAGCAGCACCCGTAATAGGTACTGTTCTTACACCCTCTGCTGTTTTTTCTAAAGCTACCCAGCTTGATCCTTTAGCTGGATTAACGCCTACTTGCACCCATTCTTGTTCTGCTAGTGGTAAGTTTTTATTTTGTTCTAAGGCTTGAACTGCAATTTCTCTTAACTCTTCAGGAGAATGATTTACCCAATCTCCTTCCATTCTTACAAAAGGAGACTTATTAGCTCCTTTAGCCTGTAGTAGTGAGGCTGTGTCAAAACCTTTTTTAACCGGAAAAGCTACATTTTTTAAAGCTGCTGTTTGACCATATCCTATAACGTCTCCGCTATTTGGACTAGTTAACGTTGCTGTGTAAACGTTATAATATCGGTAAGCATTAATATCAAAACGACTTTCTACACGTTTTCCTTCATCTATGTTTCTATTTAAACCTATAATACCTGTTAAGTTGTCTGGTCCTTTTTTCTTTTTTATTTTATACGCTTTTTCTCCTAAAGAAGCAGCTACCTCTTGAGCAGTTCTTACTTCAGGAACTGTATCATGAATATAATAAGGAATGTTTGTATCTACCCACTCTCTAAATTCTTTTTGAGTTATTTCGCCTGCTTCAAGTTTTTCAGCTTGCGCTTTTAAAGCAGCTTTAGAAGCGTCAGAAGGTTGATTAAGATTTTCAAGTTTATTAAGTTTTCTCCACGCTTCTCCTCGATCTGGAAGTCCAGCAACTTTAAAAGTATCTGAACCCTCTTTTGCTATTGATTGTGGTTTAGCTTTAAGTAAATCTAACGATGTCACTGCCTTTGTTAAGGCTGTTTTTACTCCTTGCCTTACTGGACCACTCATACCAAGCAAACCAAATGGAAGACCTGCAAGTGTAGCAACACCAGATATACCAGCGTTTAAGTAGTCTCCTTCTTTAGCATAGTTGTAAGTATCATAAGCTCCAATAGCTTCTCCAGAAACAGGAGCAAAACCACCAACCATCTTAGCTTGTTCTGGTGTTACATTAGCATAAGGGTCTTGTGTAATGCCTTCAGCACTCTTATTTCTTCCTAGTCTTTCTAAAAGACTTGTCATGTAATCATCAGCCATATTAATATCCAGATATTATGTCTAAGGGTTCGTAATCGTCTTCGTAGTCTTCAAAATATACTGCTGCATTAGCTATATGAGCTATCAAACTAAGAGAATCAACCATGTCATCGTGTACGCCAGTAGTAGGGAAGTTAAGTAGTTCGTCCTTAAAAGCTGGTATCCAGTCGCCATCGCGTAACTCTATCTGTTTATGTTCAAATCTTCCTTGTAAAGCACCAATAATCTTATCGACCTTACTTTTGTTTCCTAAAGCTACTTCGTCTATCCTGGGATAAACTGCTTGCTTTAGCATCATCTCTGTGAGATACGGCATCAACGCTCTTTTTAATGCACCTTTTTCGATTCCAATTACTTGTATGTCGTATAAGCGGACATGATTTAGAATCCTCTCGCATATCTCCTTAATATCCCACCTTCCTGCGTCAACCTTATCAACCCACCATTTATTGTCATCGCCTACTTTGACAATGGCTATAGCTGTCTGGTCTAGATACTTCTTTTTATTACTTGCTTGAGCAGATACGTTTTCAAAACCTGCAAGGTCAACCCCCATATAGTAAGTTCCATGCTCAGGTTCTTCCTCTTTATCCTTTATAATAACCCAGTCTTCTTTAAACAAGTCTGACTGTGGTGCTTCAAAACTAGCCATGAACTCCTGTCTAAACGCAAACGTAGACATTGTGCTCTTAGCTACTTCAATCTCTTCTTTATCTAGTAATGGGTTATCAAAACTAGTAAAGTGCCAACTCTTCCAATCCTTTGCTTCCGGTCTGTTGCTCTGACCTAGCTTATAGATATCATAGAAGTGGTTACGCCCCTTCGGTGTTCCTATAAAAACTGCATGACCCTTTAAGTCAGCCAACGCAGGTCTTAAAATCTGTTCAAATACTGTAGGTTTAATATCTGCATACTCATCAAGTACAACAAACTTTAAAGCTACACCTCGCATCGTCTCAGGTCTGTCAGCTCCCTTTAACGATATGACAGATCCATTAACCAATGTAATCTGCATGTTGTTTACATGGCTGTTAGTTATTACCGGATGTGCTAATTCCAGTAGCTGTTGCCACATAATGTCCCTAGCTTGCTGCTGCGTAGGGGCGACATACCACACATGACCCTTCTTTGCTTCTAACGCAGAAACTATTAGTCTCCACGCTGCCATCCTACTCTTACCTGTACGTCTTCCTGCTGCTATGACCTTGAATCTAGCTTCATCCGTCCAGACCTCCTGTTGCCAGGGAAGTAATTTAATCTTCAGATCGGACATCTATTCACCACTTTCGGATTCAATAGAATATTTAGGTGCTGTTACTGCTTCGAATTCAACATCTTGATAATCTTGTTCCTCTTCTTCTGTCTGATCCACAATTGCTTTCGCATCCCCAACCATTGAAATCTGAATAGATACATTACCTCTTCTAGCATCCTTGTCCTTTTCAAAATAAGACATCGGAAGCACCCTGTCAATACACATTTTAAGACAAGCTACCTGATCTTTATCGTCATCGTCCAGAGCTTTCTTAATAATCGTATTGATTACTGTCTCACCACTAGTTGCTAACAACCTAGCATGAAACTCTTTAATCCTTGCTGCCTCTCCTGGAGGACGACCAACCTTATTCCGCTTCTTTTTAGATTCGACTTCAGTTTTTCTCGGTCTTCCTCGCCCTCGTTTTTTTACTGGGGGTTCTTCAAGGGACAAAATGTTTATCCTTTCAGCACTATTTAGTAACTATTAGTAGCTATACAGACCGTTAGACGGGTATTTATTGATGGTTTTTCTAGTAGTCTATAACGTTTTGTCTCTTTGCCTGTATAGAGGGGTTGATTGTAGCACATTTTTAAGGTTTTGTCAAGTCTTTTCTTTTATTCTAAATGGACACTTTATAGACTAATGCGTAAATCTTTAATTCTAAATGTACTTTTTCCTGTCTAGTTCTTTTTAATTTATCGAGTTTTTTCTTATTTTACTCTTTTTTGTGTCTGTTGGCCTAGCTAGTAGCGTAGTACTATCTATTACCCCTCCCCCCGGGCCTATTGAGTCTTATATAAGACATAAGAGTACTTTGTAGTCTTATATAAGAGTACTGACTAGTCTTATACAAGAATGTGTGTGTCGGTTACCCAGGCTTACAGCTCCCAACTCAAAAGACTAGGGGATACCTATTTATATATCTCTCTAGGGGTGCGCAGTCCTCGACGATGAGCTGTTGTAGTAATGCAACAATGTCCTGGATAGTGTCTCATTTACGCACATAGGCCTAGGACGCATTCTAAGGCCCGTGACGGCGTTTTAGGCTTTGGGTATGCTTAGGTATTGCCGAGGTGCCGACCATCAAATGGCCACAATTGGGGAATCAATGCCACATAATTGCCACAAGTCTGTCATTCGATTTGCACCGGGATTCTGGTAGGATTCTAATTGTCGGGCAACAAACCGACGTTTGATTAATTATTTATGAAAGGAATGCACTATGTACTATGCCGCACCGTTACCCGAAGGCGAAGGCGATTTTGCTGTTTATATGATGAAGAAAACTATCCGAGAAATTGGTGATCATTTCGTAAAACATCCGTACGGCAATGATCCCGAGCAAACGTACGTTGTTTATCGCGGGAAACCGTCAAACATTAAAAACTTTCTAGGCCTTTACCATGTAAAAGACGGAAAGTTCAAACGAGCGCCTAGCACGGTAGCAATGCTACTGAACGAATTATTCTCATAACTTTTGACAATGGCGGGAGGATCGATTAAGGTTTTCCCGTCGCTAACTAACTAAAGGAATAAAGGAAATGATCAGACTGTCTAAAGCTTCAAAAATGCCGTGCCGTTCGTGGTCCCTCGAAGCATTGAACACTTGCCCAGGCTCACGAGATATTAACGGCAATCTTGTAGCAGCGTGCGCCGGATGCTATGCTACAACGGGTAACTACAGATTCCCGAACGTTAAAGCTCCACGGGTAGAAAATAAAGCCGATTGGAAACGTGCCGAATGGGCCGACGAAATGGTAAAGGCCTTAGACAATGATCGTTACTTTAGGTGGTTTGATTCCGGCGATATGTACTCGTTACAGCTCGCTTGGAAAATTTACGAAGTCATGATTCGAACGCCTTGGGTCCGTCACTGGTTACCTACTCGAATGCACAAATTTACAAAGTTCCGGGAAGTTTTAACGGCGATGCAAAAATTACCGAATGTTAAGGTACGCCCGAGTTCCGATAGTGTAACGGGAGCGTTTGACGATCGTCACGGATCAACAATTATCCCGGATCTTGTCGGACCCGTTCGTTCCTCCCGTGCCGAATTAGTGGACCAATGGACGCAAGAAAACAAAGTGATACCTTGCAGCGCGATAGACAATAAAGGCAAGTGCGGAGACTGTCGCAAGTGCTGGTCGAATGATGTACCCGTGATTGGTTACTTCGCGCACGGTCAGAAAATGAAAAAGGTTATTAACATTACGAAAGGGTAGAGAATGTCATACGTTACAGACAAACAAATCGAGGAAATAGCGGAATCACTTTTAAACGAGTTTCAGAATGGCGGTTTATATAGTGATTCACCCGTTCGGGATATCGCGCCCTATGTGATAGACGAGCTGCGGGAACGTGGTTTACCTACGCGTCAAAGCCTGGCGAACGTGATCGCTAACGTTGCAAAACTCAAATGGCGCGAAGTGATACTTCAAACCAAACGCTTAACTATTCAAATGGAGAATTAATCATCATGACTACAACTAAAGATTTTTTACAGGCCTTGCCGGAACTCGTTAAAAACCGAGAACAGGCTATCGAGCTGCTTAACAACACAGACACCCGCATTGCGATTGCTGAACAGCTCGGGATTATGGGATCGTTTGCCGGGTATATCGGTAAAGCGATATTGGTCGCTGATTCTGAAAACTTAAACGTTTTGAGCACGGCGTTCAGTTCCTTAATCTTGCAAGCCTGGAAGGCCTCACAATGAATATTCAAGTACATCACGAGCGCGGAGTATACGGGAAACTCGTTTTAAGGGTCGATTGGTCCATTGATGACATCGCATTGGCGGCGGGTGTCGAGCTGACGAAAGAACAGGCCGAACGTTTGATTCGATTATTAGCGCGAGACTTTAATCCGCATCGAGGCATTAACGTTAACGAGATTCAAAAATTAGCTAGCAAACTGAAAGGAAAATAAAAATGTCATTTCTTAAAGAACAGAAGATTTATAACGAAGCGCACGAAGCCGGGATGACTGCGGGTATGCGATTTAAGCCTGAGCCGATGACGGTGAGATATAGGGACCTTGACGGGAGCGTGCGACGCGATACGATCAGCGATGGCGTTTGCGGTTTTGCCTACGTTTGGATCAGACCCGCACGGGGTAAATTTGTTAAGTTCCTAAAGGATAACCGCATAGGGTATCCAAGCTACGAGGGAGGGTATAAAGTATCGGTACACGAATTCAACCAATCGATGGAGCGCAAGTTAGCATATGCCGGGGCCTTTTGTGAGGTCCTGGATTCTTACAATATCAAGGCGTATCCGCAATCAAGACTAGACTGAAAGGGAAATAAAATGGATTTTAAGGATGAATACTTTTTTTGGTACACAAAAGCCACGGAGGAACTGGACCTTAGTCACCGTGCAGCAAATGACTATGCGGTAGCGACGACCCGGTATAAACGTGGCATGGACACTATGTTCTTAATCGTTGACGGCTTCCCGGTTATTAAGGAAGGCAAGGTACTACGGAAGCCTACGGAATCTTACAAGCAGGGATGGGAGGTGAAATGAGACACATTGACGACATTAAGTTTGAGGCAATGGCGTGCCTACAGCGTGCCAGGGAGATTAACGACGGGGCGTTAGTCAATGGGTTAGAGTTCATTCTCCAAACGTTGCGAGAGTATCAGCAGGCCTTAAGGGTCCAGGATGAACTCGAAGGTTACGACAAGGTAGGGGGTACGGAATGATGACTAAAATAACCTGGCTTGATTGGCTGTTAATGGTCCTGGCGTGTACGCACGTTGGGATCATGTTGTGGATGCTTTGGGGGTTGGCAAGTGAACTCTAAGGCAAGGCAGAAGCGAAGGGTGGCTTTGATGAAGTCTGTGGAGAAGGAAAAGGGAGGCTTTGGGAAACCACTTTACCCAAACACTCGACAATGGGTGGCGGATAGGTTAGATTGTTGGTTGTTTTCACCAGTAAACACGAAAGGGAAATGCAAATGAGTCACTTCATTATTGTTGGAATTAGGAAAAACGTAGACGGTAAACCGGATTATCTCTGGACCTCTAAGTGGTCAAACGGTTGCGTTAAAAAGTATGCAACACCTACTGAGGCAGACGAGGCCATCGAGCGATTGTCGGATTCCAAGTCTTTTCCGATGTACGGTCTACAAAAGATCCAAATAAAAGGATTGCCAAGATGACGTACTACACACCACGCGAGAGCGATTGTCAGTTTGACAAGGTGGCTGAGGAACTAGCGCAGCTCAGGGAATGGCAAGAAGAAAATCCAGAAGACGCGACCGCGTACCAAGCACACATTGACCACATCGAGGCGAACATCAAGTTTCAACTGTGCATCGATGGGTATCCGACCAACGAGTATCCCGACTGGGACTCAGCGAAAAATGGGTATGATGATTGGATGTATTTTAACCGCTTTGCATACGAGAACTGTGGTGTGCGAGCATCAATAGAGAGGACGTATGAATGACCGATAAAGAAATAGGATCAGAGTTTGACTGCGGGTGGCAAGACTGGCTACACGATAGGGCTTGCGACCCACACATGATCGAGAATGGCGTTAGGCATGACAACTTGACCCCGGACCAAATGCTCGAATACATACGGGGTTGGAATGAAGCGAAAACTTTTTATCGAAACACAAGGAAAGGACAATCATGAGTCACATTGGAAACCAGGAATTAATGGATCGTTGTTGGGACGAGGTCTGGGAAATGGAACACGATGAGGTGATGCAGTACCTCGGGCAGTACCGGAGTCTCGAAGGGTGGCAGGAAATGACTGAGGAACAGCAGTACTACAAGGCCATCGAACTTAAATATGAAGAGTATATGTTCGAATGAGGTGCGTCAGTTGCGATGCGCTTCTCAACGATTACGAATCCACCCGGAAGAATCTAAACAATCAATTTGTAGAATTATGCAACGATTGTTTAGCCGATGCCGGAATGGACGATATCCTTTTACTCGATAGGCCCGATCTGAAGCACCACAGCGACGATAGGACGACTTTCGAGGACCAAGGAATAGTAGACCTTACCCAAGACAATTTTAACGCCTTAGAGGACGAATATGATGACTTTTGCGAAGACGACAGGTAACGGGGTTGAAACCACCTACGAAATCTTTAGGAACGGTAAACCGAAATATCAACTGGTGTGGTCCAATCACTCCAAGAAATTCCTTATCGACGGGAAGCAGGTAACTGAAGCAGATTGGGACGCAGCCATCAAAAAGGACAAAGCATGAGCCAGGAAGAATACGAAACCACGCTAGAAGAAGCGTTTTACTACCAGACTCTCAACGATGTCGCGGAGTTAATCCACTTACACGGGACAAAGCAGGTGTTCAAAGACCTAAAGAGACTGATTAGTGAACCTATAAATAAACAGGACTATGAAGAAGCTATTAGTACTATAGTTAATTAAAGGGTTTTTCTATTAGTCTATAAAGAGCTAATAGTATCTATATAGTTATATAAGGAGTGCAAGTTTTATGGGAGTACAAATTCTAACGCATCAGCCATGCCCAGACTGTGGGTCATCAGATGCTCTAACCATCTACGACTGGGGGACTAAATGCTTCAGTTGTAAGAAGGCAGTCTTTGATGAGCAGAACGCAGGGATTCAGAGTCTGTCAAAGAATTCCCAGGCCTTTAAGAAGGTCGAGGGGATCACCCGTACCATTATAGATCGGAAACTCAGCAGTCAAACGTGTCAATTTTTTGGACTGGTGGAATCCGATAATCAATACTACTTCCCCTACTGTGACAGTGCAGGGAACATCGTGGCTTACAAGCGAAGGCAGATTGCTGATAAGCAGTTCAGCATCACGGGGAGTTGGCAGCAGGGTAAACTGTTCGGACAACACCTATTCCCGGCAGGTCAGGAAGTTCTGACGATCTGTGAGGGTGAGTTTGACGCGATGTCGGCCTGGCAGATGCTCGGAGGGATTGCAAAATACCCGTGTGTGTCCATCCGTAACGGGGCTTCATCAGCAGTAGCGGACTGTAAGAACAATTACGAATACATCGATTCCTTTAACACCGTGGTTTTATGCTTTGATGCTGACCCGCAAGGACAAGAGGCTGCTAAACAGGTGGCTGAACTGTTCGGGTCGAAGGTTAAAATCATGAAGGCATCAGATCGGTACAAGGATGCGAGTGAGTTCCTACAACACTCACGGAATGATAACTTTGTGAGCGCATGGTGGGACTCTGAGCGTTTTGTACCGGATGGCATTGTCGATGGCTCAACACTCTGGGATATCGTCAGAGAACCTATCGAGAAGAGTCTGGTCAACTACCCATATAAGGGACTCAATGACCTGACCTACGGTATCAGACCGCATGAGATGGTACTGGCTGCTGCAGGATCAGGACTCGGTAAGTCACAGTTTATGCGTGAGTTGGTTTATCACATACTGAACAACACGGAAGACAACATCGGGTTGCTGTTCCTTGAAGAATCGGTGAGGACCACGGCAAGGTCGATCATGTCCTTGTACGCCAACAAACTGCTTCACATCCCGACTACTCAGGTCAGCGATGACGAATTAAAAAGGTCTTTCGAGGCCACGATGGGTACAGGTAGATTGTTCCTGCTCGATAGCAACGGGGAGCTAGACAAGGACACCATCGTGCGTCGTGTCAAGTACATGGCGAAGGCTCTCGACTGTAAGTACATCTTCCTGGATCACGTCTCGATCATCGTAGCAGGACGGGAAAACAGTGATGAGCGTAAGGACTTAGAGTCAATCATGAAAGCCTTGCGGGAGATGGTGATGGAGACGAAGATATCCTTGTTCGCTGTGTCTCACCTGCGTAGGCCTGAAGGTAAGGGTCACGAGGAAGGCGCAGCTACCAGTCTCGCTCAACTCAAAGGGTCAACAGCACAGGGTAACGTGGCTAATATCGTCTTGGGATTAGAGCGTAACGGTCAGGCAGAAGATGAAGAAGAACGTCATACCACTCGGGTGCGTGTACTCAAGAACAGATTTAGCGGACTTACTGGACCTGCGTGTCGATTGCTGTACAATAAACAAACAGGTAGGATGACCGAACGGTTTGATGAGGATGCGCTATGAGAATTGTTATTGACATCGAGACAGACATGAAGGCCAGTGAAATCTGGTGTGCTGTTACAAAAGACATTGACACAGGAGAAGTCAAGGTATGGAAAGAAGCAGATGGATTACGCCAATACATCGGGGAGCAAGACCTATTGATTGGACACAACATCATTGGTTTCGATATCCCAGTGTTGAAGAAGGTGTGGAACTTGAACTACAAATCGAACCCGCAAAGAGACACGTTGATCATGTCAAGACTTCTGAACCCCGTGATCGAAAAAGGACACAGCCTCGATGCTTGGGGCGTTCGGCTAGGGCTAAAAAAAGGGGACTTCAGTGACTTTGATAACGGATTGTCTGAAGACATGGTGGAGTATTGCATCCAAGACGTTAACATCACTCATGCACTATTTGACCGTCTTACTCAAGATTTACTGGATTGGGGTCAGTCACTTGACCTGGAACATGAGGTGGCTCAGATCGTTAAAGAGCAAGAAGAAACAGGATTTAAGTTAGATATCCCGAAGTCGATGTCACTACTGGCTAACTGGCAGGAAAGCCTTATGAACATTGAGTCGGAGCTGCAAGAAATCTTCCAACCGATTGTCACGGAGAGGTATAGCGACAAGACTGGCAGGCGGTTGAAGGATAAAGTCGAGGTCTTTAACCCAGGAAGCCGTAAGCAGATAGCGGAAAGGATGATGGAACTCGGATGGAAACCTAAACTTTTTACTGAGAAAGGAACACCAATTGTCGACGAGAAAGTACTACAAACTATTAAACGACCTGAAGCTGCTAGTCTTCTGCGATTTCTACTGCTTCAGAAACGGGTGGCTCAAGTTAAATCGTGGCTTGAAAATGTGGATGAAGGGGGACGGGTACACGGTTCGATCAGAACCAACGGAGCAATCACGGGACGAATGACCCACAGCAAGCCTAACATGGCTCAAGTCCCAAGAGTTGGTAGCGAATACGGTGAGGAATGTAGATCCGTATGGACGGTAGAGGACGGTAATGTACTACTCGGTGCCGATGCCAGTGGTCTGGAGTTACGGATGTTGGCTCACTACATGGATGACCCGGCGTACACCAAGGAGATTTTAGAAGGCGATATCCACACTAAGAACATGGAAGCTGCCGGGTTGACCAACAGGGATCAAGCTAAGACATTTATCTACGCCTTCCTGTATGGTGCTGGTCCTGCAAAGATAGGGTCCATTGTCGGTGGTGGTGAGCGTGAGGGTAAGATGTTGATTAGCAGTTTCCTTAAGAACACGCCAGCCCTACAGAAGCTCCGGGATAAGGTAGATCGTCTTGCTGTCAAGGAGTGGTTACCTGGACTAGATGGACGTAAGTTGCTTATCCGGTCCCAGCACGCAGCCCTGAACACATTACTCCAGGGAGCAGGCGCAGTCGTTATGAAACAGGCGTTGATTATCTTGCACAGAAAGATAGTTAATGGTAAAATAAATGCCCGTTTTGTAGCGAATGTTCATGATGAATGGCAGATCGAAACAACACCACAAGATGCGGAAACGGTTGGACACTTAGCAGTGCAATCCATCCGTCAAGCTGGAATCCGTCTAAGATTACGTTGCCCGTTGGACGGAGAATTCAAAGTAGGAACTAATTGGGCAGCGACTCACTAACTTAGTAAAGGAAACTAAATGAAACCAGTAAAAGTAAAAGGCGAAGTATTTTGGTCACGACACGCAGAGCCATACGATGACGGACGCTACGGCATGGACATCGGGCAGCTCTCGGAGAAAGCGGTGCAGAAACTTCAAGAGGAAGCAATGCTTGATGTGAAGCACAAAGACCTACAACAATTCTACGTCACCTGTAAGAGCAATTACCCTATCAAGGTGGTTGACACTGAAGGAAACGAGATTAGCTCTAAGATAGGAAATGGATCTAAGTGTGTGGCTGTAATTGATCCTTATGCCTATAACTACAAAGGCAAGAAGGGCGTGTCAGCAGGAGTCAAGGAGGTCGTAGTGACTGAGTTGATTGAATACAATCCTGCTGGAGGCGTTTCAAGCCAAGAAATAGCAGCAATGGAAGCAGTATAATGGCTGCCCCGTCATTAGAGAATGCGACAGCACTGATTGACGGGGACATCCTAGTTTATCGTATTGGTTTTGCTAGTGATGACGATGAGGAAAAGTTTGCAATTAGTCGGATGGGTAATTATATTCAAGACCTTATTCGTCACGATTACGTTGATGACTTCTCTGGTTACATCACTGGTCGAACCAACTTCCGATACCAGATAGCTAACGAAAAAGAATACAAAGGGAATCGCAGTTCGGCAAGGAAGCCTACGCACTACGAGTCCCTGCGTAACTACCTCACTGAGAAGTGGGGCTTTGAGTTAGTTGAAGGTGAGGAAGCAGATGATGCAATTGGTATCGCAGCCTATCAAATGAGGGCGGGTGCCTTTTGCATTATGTCGTTAGATAAAGACCTTGATATGTTGAGAGGATGGCACTACAACTTTGTCAAGGATATTCTGTACTACGTTACAGAGAAAGAAGCCATCAAGAACTTCTACACGCAGATTCTTACTGGTGATCGGGTGGACAACATACCTGGACTACATGGTATCGGTCCGAAGAAAGCTGAGAAGATTCTAGAAGATTGTCATAACGAGAGACAATTATTCGCTGCCGTCCTAGAGGCGTATGAGGATAACCTTGAGTTACTAACTGAACGAGCACAATTACTATGGATAAGAAGAAAACCTGGGCAGATTTGGACACCAAAGATTTCCCAGAAATAGCTTACATAGAGTGGTGGGATGCACTGTCGGATTCTGGCTGGGAACCATTAGGCAAGACTGACATCCACCCCGTACTCAGCATAGGGTTTGTCGTAGCAGAAGATGATTCAGCAATCACTATTGCTGCTGCATACTCTATCGATCAGTCTAACTCTCGACTGCACATCCCTAAAGGCTGGATCACTAAGATCAAGAGGGTTAGGTTAAACAAGTTTCTTAATATCAGGAGACGCAAATCAAAACCCAAAGTGCAAAAGCCAAAGGAAGAAAACTCCAACAATGGTTTAGAGATTTACTCATCGACCGATTCGATTTTTCCAGGTCCGATGTAAGATCGACATCAATGGGTGCTGGCGGTGAGGACATTCAGTTCTCTCAGTCGGCGGGAGACCTGTTAGGAATATCAGTAGAGTGTAAATCTAGAAACACAATTGCTGTTTATTCCTTCTACTCTCAGGCCCAGGACAATTGCCCAGAAGATAGGCAACCTGTTGTCGTGATTAAACAGAATCATTCTAAGCCGTTGGTAGTGATAGATGCGGAATACTTCATACAACTGCTAAAGGAGCAGCATGAGACACCTAGTAATACCTGACACCCAGTGTAAACCTGGATTCCCTACCGAACATTTAGAGTGGGTAGGAAAGTACGCAGCAGAAAAGAAACCT